AAAGAAGCTGCTATTTCAGCAGGTTACGAAGAAAAGACAGCTTCACAGCAAGGATCAAAATTAAGAAATAATTCTGAAATTATTATCTACATCGAAAAGTTAAAGGCTGAAAAAGAAGGCCGAACTTTAACTCCTGAGAAGCCAAAAGTTAAAACTGAAAATAGTGGTGAATATGACAATCCTTTGAGTGATGATGACTATGCAAAGGATGACCCACTTCAATTTTTAATCGATGTCATGAATAAAAGTGATGACATGTTCTTGCGCTTCAATGCAGCGAAAGCCGCCCTTCCATACGTTCACGGAAAAGTTGCCGAAAAGGGCAAGAAAGAAACCAAAGAAGATGCCGCTAAGGCTGCAAGTAAGTCAGGTAAGTTTGGCACTTTGAATAATCAATTGCCTAGTTGATTAAAACCAATTTTTATAACCGAGCCTGATGGCTCTTTTTATGTGAGAGAAAAATGAGTTGGATTAAAGATAAAGCCCATCTGCCAGAACGCAATTCTATGGTAGCCGTTGCAATTCAAATTGATGAAGAATCAGTAGATTATCATGTTGCATACTTTGATGTGTGTAATGAAGGAAAAGATGAGTTTGTTTTGGCTCAGGTCGGTGAAATTTACACACCTGAGCAGATTACTGCTTGGCAACCATTAACAAAAATCTAAAGACTGCCGCCTACGGGCGGTTTTTTATTGGACAGAATAAATGACATCAATGCTACCAATCTGGACAACTTCTTGCACGGATTGGCAGGAGAGAATTGTCAACAAACAGTCGCTCATGCCATGTGAGCCATTATTTCCACAAGTTGCAGATGTTGCTGAGCGCATATTTAAAGAACTGATTCTTGTCGATGTGATGGGTAGCCCTAAGATGGGCGATGTCACATTGCCTTGGGTAATTGAGTTTGTTCGAGCAATCTTTGGTTCATACAATCCAAATACTAAGCGTCGATTAATTCGTGAGTTCTTTCTTCTAATTTCAAAGAAGAATACCAAGTCCACGATTGCCGCTGGTGTGATGCTTGTTGCTTTGCTACTGAATGACCGCCTTTCTGCTGAGTTGATTATCTTGGCTCCCACAAAGGAAGTCGCAGACAATAGCTTTAACCCTATTCGAGACTTTATCCGCGCTGATGAAGAGCTTAGTGCAATGATTAATGTGTCTGAGCACACAAAAACAGTTACGCATCTAGGTACTGGAGCAACACTTAAAGTTATTGCAGCAGAATCCAATGCAGCAGCAGGTAAGAAAGCTTCAATCATTTTGATAGATGAGGTCTGGCTATTCGGGAAACGTGCCAACGCTGAATCAATGTTCCGTGAAGCAAAGGGTGGTTTAGCATCACGTCCAGAAGGCTGTGTAATTTATCTGTCTACCATGTCGGATGAAGTGCCATGTGGTGTATTTAAACAGCTTTTAGATTATGCCCGAGATGTACGTGACGGAATTAAAGTTGATAAAAGTTTTCTGCCACTTATTTATGAATTCCCTAAGCATCTAGTAGAAGCTGGCGAACATTTAAAACCTGAAAATTTTTATATTACAAACCCAAACTTGGGCGCTTCGGTTGATCTTGAATATCTGATTTCGGAATTTAACAAAGTTAAAGATGCTGGTGAAGAATCTCTTAGAGACTTCTTGGCCAAACATTTAAACATCGAAATTGGCATGAATTTACGTGCAAATCGATGGGCTGGTGCAGAGTTCTGGAATCAACAAAAACATGTTTTCGGCTTAGACCAACTAATTGAACAGTCAGATGTCATTACTTTGGGTATCGATGGTGGTGGCCTTGATGACTTACTTGGCTTCGCTGCTTTAGGTCGTTTATCAGAAGACCCTCGCATCTGGTGGCTATGGAATCATGCATGGGCAAATAAGATCGCATTAGAACGTCGTAAAGAGAATATTCCTAAATACGATGACTTCAAGCTCGAAGGATCTTTAACTGTTGTTGACCGTGTTGGTGATGACATCGACCAACTCGCAGCAATCGCCAAGAAAGTCTATGACAGTGGCAAGCTCAATAAGATCGGGCTTGATCCATTGGGCTTGGGTGGGCTTTTGGACGGCTTACTTGAGGCAGGGATTCCAGAGGAAAGTATGTTTGCAGTGCCACAAGGCTACAAGCTCATGTCTTACATCCTCACCACTGAGCGCAAGCTAGCAGAAGGAAATCTCTTCCATGCTGGACAACAGCTAATGACTTGGGCAGCAGGTAATGCCCGTGTCGTGATGGTTGGTAATGGTATGCGCATAACCAAGCAAGAATCTGGTGTAGGGAAGATTGACCCATTAATTGCCACATTTAACGCAGTTGCTTTAATGAGCCTTAATCCAGTTGCCAAGAATTTAGACATTGATGATTATTTAGAGGACGTCGTGATAGCATGAGCGATTTACAAGACACGGGTTTTTGGACTCGTTTCTGGTCACGATTGACTGGAAGAACTCAATTAAAAAAAGGGGATACTTCATATCCTTTTGATAGTTATATTTCGTCAGGTGGTGCAGTTGTAACGCCTGAGACTGCTTTAAAACTGTCAGCGGTTTGGGCGTGTGTGAAATTACGTGCTGAAACTATCTCAACACTGCCTCTTCAACTTTATGATAGTGAAAAGCGTATAGCTGTTGACCATTATCTTTATCGTATTTTGCATGATTCGCCGAATGCTGACATGTGTGCTAGTGAGTTTTGGCAGGTACAAAGCGCTTGTTTAGACTTGTGGGGGAACTCATTCAACCTAATCACAAAGCGGTCAAATGGCGAAGTGATAGCCCTAGAGCCACTTTTTCCAAGTGAAATGATTGTAAAGCGCAATAAATCAGGTTCAATTGAGTTTCATTACACTGAGAACGGCAAGACCACAATTTATTCTGAAGACAAGATCCTCCACTTTAAAGGATTCACTTTAGATGGGCTTGTTGGATTATCTGCTATCCAATTCTTTGCACAAACCATTGGTATGCAATTTGATGCTAATAACCAAGCACAAGATTGGTTCAAAAATGGCTTAAAAGTTGGTGGATTCCTTGAAACAGGTGAGCAAACACTAACTAAAGAACAACGTCAAAGAATGCGAAACAACTTAGCTGAGTTTAGCCGCCCTGAAAATGCAGGAAAGTACATGGTACTTGAGGCTGGCATGAAGGTTTCAGGTGCAAGCAGTATCCGTATTAATCCTGTTGATGCTCAGTTATTGGAGTCACGATACTTTGGTATTGAAGAAATCTGCCGTGCTTTTGGGGTTCCACCTCAGTTAATTGGACACACTAATAAGGCAAGTTCATGGGCATCTAGCCTAGAGCAAACAAATCAGGGCTTTTTGACTTATGCACTTAACCCTCAGTTAGTGCGCTATGAGCAAACAATCGCTCGTAAGCTACTTTTGCCTCAAGACAAGTACAAATACCGTCCTAAATTCTCTGTAGATGGCTTGCTGCGCTCTGACGTAGCTAAGCGTGGTGATTTCTACGTAAAAATGACGCAGAACGGCTTAATGACGCGGAATGAAGCGCGAGAGTTGGAGGATTTGCCAGCATCCATAGATCCAGCGGCTAATAAGCTCACAGTACAAATGCAGATGGTGCCACTTGGAGAAAATCAGGGGATTCCTCAATGACTAGAAAAAGTTTTAATTTAGAGATCAAAGCCGTCCAAGAGGACGGTTTTTTTTCGGGCTATGGTGCCGTATTTGGAAATATAGATTGGTATAACGACGTAATTCTACCAGGTGCATTTACAGCGTCTATCGCAAAATGGCGCGCCAAAAATAAGATGCCGCCTGTTCTTTGGAACCACAACGATAGTGAGCCTATCGGCGTTTACACAAACATCTATGAAGACGAAAAAGGCCTTTATGTTGAAGGCAAGTTGCTCATAGATGACGTCCCTCGAGCCAAATCTACTCATGCACTTTTAAAGGCTGGCGCTATAGACGGCCTAAGCATTGGCTACTCAACCAAAAAGGCTAATCAACAGACAAATGGCGTTCGTGAACTGGTTGAAGTTGACCTGAGCGAAATCTCAATTGTCACTCAGCCTGCAAATGAGCGCAGCCTTATCACATCAGTGAAATCAAAATTAGATGATGGCGAACTGCCAACCTTACCAGAATTTGAAAAATTCTTGAGAGAGTCAGGATTTTCAAAAAACCAAGCTACTGCAATCGCTAGCAAAGGCTTGCGTTCTCTTCTGAGCGAGTCAGAGGAAGAAACCAAAGAAGCGAAATCAATTTCTAATGCTTTAAATATTTTAAAAGGAGTCAGCAATGTCTGAACAAAACCTAGAACAACTCGCTCAAGAGTTTAAAAAACAAGTTGATGAAGTAAAAGGCATTGCTGAAGACTTCAAAGGCAAGCGTGAACATGGCGATAAAATTGCAGAAGGTGCTAAACAAGCTGCCGATGAAGCAATTGTTAAGTTAAATGAGCTTAAAGCTCGAATTGATGAAGTAGAGCAAAAAGCTGCACGACGTCCAAACGACCAACCAAATGAGCAAAAGTCACTAGGTCGTCAATTTGTTGAATCTGAGCAATTTAAATCCCTCGTTGGATCAGCAGGTCAACGTGGTAAAGCTAACTTAGAAATTAAAGCCACCATTACCTCTGCAACCACGGATACGGCAGGGGCAGCAGGTGACTTGGTCCAAACTACACGAATTCCGGGCATTATTGCTCCACCTGACCGAAAGCTAACAATTCGCGACCTTCTAATGCAGGGCCGTATGGATGGAAATGCACTTGAATACGTGCGTGAGACTGGCTTCACAAATGGCGCTGGTATGGTAGCTGAAGGAACTAAAAAGCCTGAGTCTGACCTTAAGTTTGACCTTGTAAGTACAACTGCCAAAGTTATCGCGCATTACATGAAAGCTTCGCGACAGATCCTTGATGATGCTTCACAATTGCAGTCATACATTGATGGCCGTTTGCGTTATGGATTGGCTTTCAAAGAAGAGCAGCAGATCCTTAACGGTGATGGTACAGGTCAAAACCTTTTGGGGATTATTCCTCAAGCGACTGCCTATGTTCGCCCAACTGGTGTAACACCTTCACAGGAAACGATCATTGATACTTTGCGCTACGCAATGCTTCAAGCGATTCTTGCTGAATATCCTGCAAGTGGTCATGTACTTAACCCGATTGACTGGGCAAGCATTGAAACGCTGAAAGACACAACTGGCCAATACATTATTGGTAACCCACAAGGCACTTTAAATCCTACTTTGTGGGGCCTTCCAGTTGTTGAAACTCAAGCGATCACAGCGGGTAAGTTCTTGACTGGTGCATTCTCAATGGGCGCTCAGATCTTTGACCGTTGGTTATCTCGTGTTGAGGTGGCAACAGAGAACGAAGACGATTTCGTTAAGAACTTGGTGACAATTCTTGCTGAAGAACGTCTAGCTTTAGCGGTTTATCGTCCAGAAGCATTTGTTTACGGTAATTTGGCACCGGCTGTAACGCCTTAATTGAATAGGGGCGAAAGCCCCTTTCTTTTTGGAGATAGAAATGAAGTACGAAGTTAAACGTGAACATTTTGGCGATCAGTTTTATAAAACTGGTGACACTCGCGAAGCTGATCCAGTAACAGTAAAACATCTAGTTGATAAAGGTGTTCTCGCAGAGGCCCAAGAAGAAAAAAAGCCAGTTAAAAGCACAAAACAGGTGAAATCAGAATGATTACTTTAGATCAGGCAAAATTACACTGTCGCATTGACGAAGATGAAGAAGATTCGTTGATTTTGAAATGGATTGCAGATGCAGAAGAGGTAATTCAAAACGATTTAGATCGTAAAGTGATTGTGAGTGAGTCTGATCGAGTAGATGAAACCGATATTTTAGATAATGATTGGCTAGATTCAGCAAGATTAATTTACGTTCAATATCGATATAGCAGAAGCACAGAAGGCAAGCCTAGAGCTTACTGGGATTTATTACAAAAATTCAGAATTATGGGGGTTTAAATGTCAGATTTAGCACCCGAACTTAGAAATAGAGTAATTATTCAAGCATACACAGAGCCGGGCCGTGATGATGACGGTTTCCCAATAGAAGGCGGTTGGTCTGAATATAAAAAGCTTTGGGCTAAGGTCACGCCACTTTCTGCTAAAGATTTAATTGCAGCACAAGCCGACCAATCTGAAGTGGTTGCACGAATGAAAATCCGCTATCGAGAAGACATTACGACGAAGATGCAAGTCATTTGGAAAGGTCGAGTTTTCTCAATCCAAAGCCAAGCTTTAGATGATAGTGAAGATTCATACACTTACTGTACTTTCTTGCTTGGACAGGGTTTAGAAAAACCTAAGTAGAGGTGCTCATGGCCGATGTAGACGTAAAAATCGAAGGGCTAGATGAAGTTTTGCGGAAGATGAAGTTGTTAGGCGATCCTCGACGCACAAGAAACGCAGCAACACGAGCTGCTCGTAAAGCAATGAACGTTGTCCGTGATGCAGCAAGACAAAATGCAAAGGCCATAGATGACCCTGAAACGTCTGAAAAGATCTGGCGCAACATTTCGGTATCAGCAGGTAAAACTAAATCACTTGATTTAGTGCAAATGCGGGTAGGTGTTCGTGGTGGTGCATCTTACTCAAACCCAACACCACCAAATACAAGTGGTGGAGACACCAGATACTGGCGCTTTCTTGAATACGGAACATCAGAAATGCCTGCAACTCCATTCATGCGCCCAGCACTAGCAAATAATGTTCAAAAGGTGACAGACACTTTCAGTCAGTCTTTCAGTGCCGAACTAGACAAGGAAATAGCAAAACTATGAGCTTTCTTCCAATTTATCGAACTCTCAACGCTGATGCT